CTTCTGGATTCATTTCATATCTCCTGTTGACTGCCAACAGTACACTGAAAATAATCCGATTAAAAGCTTGATATGCTTAAAAGGTTCATGTTTAATTGGCTTCACACAACAGAGGAAACCAATATGTACGACGTACCAGACAGACCGATCTCAGCCGACCCTAACTTCCAACGGATGTGGGGTGACGATGATCACGTTCACGAGATGGACGAACCCGAGAACAACGACACGCAGTTTAACCTTCATTGGTTCGGCATGGATGAGTACCTGTCATTTGACAGCGGCTTGATCGCTGACACCCGCGACGAGATGGATCGGCTTGTTGATCTGCTTGTCAACGAGTGCGAACTCGAAGTGAAGCAACACCCCCACAACGGCGAGGAGTCAGATGTGCAGGGCGGGTTGGAAGATGCCGACGTGCTGAACGGCAATCCAGCCGGACAGTATTTTATCATCGAGCGCCGTCGCGTGATCGGTGTCGTGACGGAGGTGCTGTGATGGGGCGTGTTAAATCAGAAATGTTTCACGACGATTTGGGGGCGGACGATGAGTTGGTGCCTAAGCGCACCGGCGAAGACATCCAAAAAGAAATAGAGGAATGCGACATCCCACGCGGGACGCAAGAACGACGAGAGTTTATGCACGAAAAGTTGAAGGAGTTGATTACACATGTCAGCAAGTGAAATTTACCACGCGCTTAGTAGACCGTGGGCTAAAGGAGAAGTGAAAGAACGCAAAGGGCCGGGCGGCAAGATGCTGTCCTACGTTGATGCCCGCCAAGTCCAGAACCGATTGGACGAAGTTGTCGGTACTGAGAACTGGCAGACACATTTCTCGGAAGTGTGCGGCAATTACTGCTGCACCCTCGCAGTGAAAATAGACGGGGAGTGGATAGCCAAGTCAGATGGTGCCGGTGAGACCTCAATCGAGGGCGACAAAGGCGGGTTCAGTGACGCATTCAAACGCGCCGCTGTGTCCTTCGGTATAGCTCGGTACTTGTATTCAGACTCGGGCATGACACCCGAGCAATTTGACAAGCGCCGTGGCGTTATGGCTGACGTTCAGTCAGAAGATCCAGCCACCGTCCCAAACGAAGACGACAAGCTGTTGGCAAACGAACTCGCACAGGCGGTGCAGAGCGAGAACAACGCAAAGATCCTAGAAATCTGGGCCAGCCTATCGACCGATCAGGAACGAACCATGGCGACGTGGTCACTGCTTGGCAGTCAGACCCGTAGATACATCAACAAAACTGTGAAGGAGAACCGGCAATGAAACCTAAACATGGATTCTCGAAAGAGATCTATACAATCGTGAAGGCCCACGGGCCACTCGCCTATAACGGCATCCACACCCGCTTGAGGGAGCGCAGTGTGCGGATGTCAAAAGACCAAGTGAAGAAAACCCTCAGTAACATGGTGCAGCGGAATCAGCTTTTGCGATCAGAGCACAACCCGAAGAAGTTTGTGGCCGTAGGGTTTGATGAGGACGTGATTATCTCTGACCCTATACCAACCCCTCCCGCTGTGGAGAAAACGCCTGAGATCGAAGAATTACCCCCTTCTGAGGGACTTCCACGGCTAGACTCAACAGCGATCACAATGATCGCAGCTATCGCGGCAGGAACAGCCGCACTCACCACCATAATTTTGAGGTTCGTATGACAGATAAGGTATTCGCGCAGGGTTTGTATGTGAAACCACCAAAGGAAAACTCGCCAGACTTTGTAAAGTTTGGACTCAGCATCAAGCGGCAGGAGGTTATGGATTGGTTGCAAGGTATGCAAGATGAATGGATCAACTTGCAGGTTAAGGAGGCTAAGTCGGGTAAGTGGTACGCAGAAGTAGATACATGGAAGCCAGACCCGAACCGATCACGACCAGCGCAGTCGAACCCCTTCGAAAGTCTAGACGAAGACATACCTTTCTAAATACTATTGTATGGCGGGAAACTTTCCGGGCAGGCGAGCGCCAGCGTCAGCCTCCCCTCGGGGATATGAGAATTAGATGGTGTGCTTGTGCCCGCATTGATTCACACATCAACACCATCAACTGGCGCACTTAACCAAGGAAAGACATGATTGAGAAAGAAGATTTCACACGGCTGTACAAGCCATTCTTCCAGCTTCACCCGTTCAAGAAGCGGGATTGGCCGGACGGGTTAGGCGAGGTTCATTACAAAGCCTTCTGTCGTGACAGCCCTGCGCTCATGCAAGAAGCGATGGGTTTGTTGGTCGAGAAGCTAGACCACTTCCCAACACCTAAAGACATACGGGCGCAGATCACCGCGCTCAGTACATCAAAGAGTGAGGGGGACGGAGGTAAGACCAACGGCACCAGTGTCAGCGAGGAAATCGGGTGTCGCTACCTAGAGTATAAGCACGGCGTCGAGTACAACGGTAAAGCGGTGAAGTGTCCTGACCCTCTCCCATCGTGGATAAAGCAGGAGGTTGACCGGGTCGATGACCTACTAGGCCCGCAGTTCCCCGTTAAATCTAAGCTAGGAAACATAGGCTTTGCCATCGTACAGAAGGAAAACAGATGAACGACGCACTCAAAGAATTCCTAGCCAACGGTGGTGAGATCCAGCAATTGCCATCCAATGTGCCACGCGACTTGAACGTCTGCCTGAACTGTAAGAACCTGTTTCCCACAGCGGAAATGACGAAGGGTAGCCAGAGGCGATGCAAGAAGTGCCACGACCGACACACCAGATTCAAGACGAGCCGGTAGACTTGTTTTACAAAGCAATCAAAGCGCAGGAAAGACTGCAGCGTGAGTACCTAGATTACAGGCTAGCTAACGTCAGTGCTCCGTTCAGCGAAGCAACCAAACGGCAGATATGGGAATGGCAACGCCAAGGCAAGACCACTCGGTGGATTGCGGACGAACTGAAGGTGACACGCTACAAGATTCACCTGTTGGTTAAGCGGACATCGTGGCCTGCGCCAACTAACCTAGCCTAGATCTGGAAGATCAACCAGATAGCCAGCATGATTGCGATGGGAATGAGACCAACAGAGACAGCGATCACAATGGCTAGTTGGGTTAGCTCTTTCCTCCTACGCTTTCTAGCCAACTCCAACCGGCGAACCTCAGCAGCCCTAGCCTTGCGAGCCTCAGCCATGGCAGTCATGGCATTATCCCACAACTGACCGTTACCTGAGTACACGAATGCCTCGCGCACTTGTGCTAGCGCATCGTCAGCTTCCTTCTTCGCTAACTGAGCTTTGACAGCATCGGATGCGCTAAGTGTCTTGGTGTTCTGTAGTCTTTGTAAATCGTGCTGACCTTCTGCTAGCGCGGAGAGGTAGCCACTGATCTGGCTAAGGTCCTGGGTTGCTTGAGCCGTTTTGTTAAGAGCAGAGGCGGCCATGTTCAGGCCACTGATAATAGCCCCTAGCTCAAGAACCACGTCCTAGTAAACCCATAACACGGGTTCTGTCTTGCGCATATCGACGTGAACGAATTGTTTGTGAATCCCAATGCCGGTGAACCCAAGGTAAAACGCCTGCTTAACTAACTGCCTACGTTCCACCCCGTTAGCCACTGCGATGTCACAAGCAATACCTTGTGCATGGGTGCCGGGCTTTGACTTCTTCGCTTCTAAACTATGTTGGGGAGAGCGGTATCCAGACGTGATGTACAGCGGTCTACCTACAGCAGAGCGTAACTCATCGACCCTGCGTATGAACTCTGGATCCATCTCGTTCTCGCCGGTCTCTTGGCAGTCGAAATCTTCACGCTTGAAGTAGAGGTAGTCCATCACTTCTTGACCTTGTTCATAATTCCTATCGCACCCCTCACACCGAAGGATGCAGCAATGATTACGGACAACCCGTACTGGTACCACTGAGGCATGGTCGCTAGAACTGCGAAGCCCTCACGCACATACGGTACAGCCGATGGTACGAATGCTAGAACCAAGGGGATGGAAAACAGAATGGTTATCCACTCGTCTTTCCAGCTAGTGTTGCTAGCCCTAGCCATAGCGGTTTCCCAATCAGCCGCGCTCTTGGATTGGTTAATCATTACCGCAGCCTCGGCCTCAGCCTTTGCTTTAGTCTTGGCAACCTTGCCCTCGATCCACGTTCTACCCAGATCAGCGATCGGACCTATGACATTGAAGAGGCTCACTTGTCTGCCTTCTCGTCCAGCTTGAGCATAATGCGATTGAACATATCCCGTAGTTCACTCATGTCCACCCGGTAGTCATCGCGGCGTACATAGGTCTCGGTCGATCTACGCTCCATGTCGT